AGAGAAGAGCCAGACAAAAGAATTTTCCGTTTAATATATCATTGGATTATTTAAAAGATATCTACCCGCATGATAGTTTATGTCCGGTCTTTGGATGCGAAATGTCTTTTGGTAATACTATTAAATGGAGATCAGCCTCGCTTGATAGAGTGGATGTAGACCAGGGGTACGTTGAAGGGAACGTACAGTGGATCTGTAATAAAGCAAATACTATTAAAAATAATGCACACCCCTATGAGTTATTAAGATTAGCAACGTATACAGTTAACCAACTTAGAGAGAAAGATGAACAAGAAAAAAAATAATAGCAAGATATTAATTGATGGTGACATTATCTGTTACCAGATTGCAACTAAAATAGAAGAGCCTATACATTGGGGTAATGATATGTGGACACTTCATAGTGACTTTGGCAGTGCTAAGTTTATTTTTAATAACTACATTAAAGATCTTAGGGAACAGTTAGGAATCCATGAGGTTCTTATTTTTTTAACCAGTGGTAGTAACTATCGAGATTTAATTTACCCTGGGTACAAAGGAAATCGTAAAGGTAAACGTAAGCCTACTTGCCTTCATGTTATGCGAAGGTGGTTAGAAGAAGAGTGGGATGCAATTACCGAACCGAGACTTGAGGCAGATGATCTATTAGGGATCTATGCTACTAACCCTAAGTATAAAGGAAGTATTATAGTCTCACTGGATAAGGATCTTAGAACTATACCTGGAAAGTTATCAGCAGATGGTATTAAAGTTGAGAGAATTACCAAGCAAAAATCAATTTATAATCATGCTACTCAAATTCTATGTGGAGATAGCACAGATAATTACCCAGGTTGTCCAGGAGTAGGGCCTAAAACTGCCGCTAAGTTATTAGCTGAAGTTAAACCTACTAGAACTATGAAAGGTTATTGGGAAGTAATTAAAGCTGCTTATAAAAAAGCCGGACAATTAGAACATGATGCGATCATACAAGCACGAGTAAGTTACATATTACAATGGAGAGACTATGACTTTAAAACAAAAAAAGTTGCTATCTGGAAACCTTGATTTAGTAAACAAGCCTGATCATTATCAGGGAACAGTAGAATGTATAGATGCTATTGAGGCATCTCTATCACCAGAGGCATTTAAAGGTATGCTCAAAGGTAACTGTATGAAATATCTTTGGCGCTATGAGAAAAAAATTAAACCCTTAGAAGACCTTGAGAAATGCCAATGGTACTTACAGAGATTAATCAATACATTAAAAGGAGATAAGCAGTAACCCAAGTACATGCTTAGATAATATTATGAGTATATTAAACAAAACTAAATCAGATCTACCTATTACTACAGGAGATTTAATTGAATACTTAGATAAAACTTTTCCAACACAAAGCATTACACCATCAGATACTATGCCGAGCATCTATTATAGATCAGGGCAGAGAAGTGTTATTGACTTTTTAAAGGAAAAAACCAAACAACAGGAAACTTAGGAGTTATTTTATATGTGTAGATCATCAAGAGCCGCACCGCCACCACCACCAGCACCGGCCGCAGTACCCACTCAGGCTTTTTCAGACAAAATCCCAGAGCTTAATCTAGCAATAGAATCAGATAGTGATGCGGATACTAAGAAAAAGAAAGCTAAAAAAGCAGGTAAGAAGTCATTGAGAACTGATTTATACACTGATGATTCTAGTCCAAACTTAAACATACCTAATTAGGATACTTATAAATGACATCAGAAAATATTAAAAAATTATATGCTAAATTAGATGCTAAGAAACATCAGTTTGTTGAGAGAGGTAGAGAGTGTTCTGAACTTACCCTATCTTCTTTACTACCGCCAGAAGGCTTTGGTAGCTCATCAGAACTCTATACACCTTACCAAAGTGTAGGTGCTAGAGGTGTTAACAATTTAGCCTCTAAATTATTATTACTATTACTACCCCCTAATGAACCTTTCTTTAGATTAACTACTAGTAATAAAATCAAGCAAGAACTTGAAGATAACGAAGAGTTATTAACTGATGTCGAGAAATCTTTAGCTAAGATTGAGAGAGAAGTAATGAGATTCATTGAAGAGTCAGCATTACGAGTCTCATTATTCGAGGCTTTAAAACATCTTATCGTTACTGGTAATGTATTAATTTCATTACCTAAAAATAATAAGATGAAGATTTATAACATTACTCAATACTGTATCCAACGAGATGCAGATGGTAATCTTATTAGAATTATTATTAAAGAAGGTGTCTCACCTACCTCACTAGATCCAGAAACTAGAGAGATGTGTCAGTTAACAGGTGATAAAGATACAGATGTAGATCTATATACTTCTATTGAAAAAGAATTAGATGGTAAATTTCATGTATACCAATGTTGTAATGAAATTGTTATACCATCAAGTGTTGGAAAATATAAAGAAGATGACCTACCTTTTATGGCCTTGAGAATGGTTCGTGTTGATACTGAAGATTATGGTAGATCATATGTAGAAGAATTTTTAGGAGATCTAAAATCTCTTGAAGGACTATCTAAGTCACTATTAGAAACATCAGCAGCATCAGCTAAAGTTGTGTTCATGGTTAAACCAAATGCAGTCACTAAAAAAAGAGATTTAGTTGAATCATCTAATGGAGATATTATAACAGGCCATAGAGATGATGTAACAACACTCCAAGCCGAAAAGCAATATGACCTTCAAGTAGTTGAAAGAGTTATTAATACTTTAACTGAGAGATTAGCATTTGCTTTCTTATTGCAATCCGGAGTAATCCGAGATGCTGAACGAGTTACAGCAGAGGAGATTAGAAAACTAGCTAACGAATTAGAGTCCTCATTAGGTGGCCTATACTCCTTACTATCACAAGAATTTCAAGTACCTTTAGTAAACTTATTAATGAAAAGATTAGGATCAAGCGGTTCTATTCCTAAGTTACCTAAAGGATCAGTCAGTCCAGTGATCATAACTGGAGTAGCAGCACTTGGTCGTGGTAATGATCTGGCTAAATTAAGAGCCTTTATTGAAGACATTGGTATGTTAGCTCAAATCAATCCATCCGCAGCACAATTAATTGATGTTAATGATTTGGTTATGAGAATAGCTACGAGTCATGGCATAGACACTGAAGGGTTAATTATAGATAAAGAAACTATGGCAGCTCAACAGCAACAAGAACAACAACAGCAACAGCAACAACAGATGGCACAACAGGTGACTCAAGGAGCTACTCCAGCAGTAGCATCAGGAATGATGGAAGGAATTAAAGATGGATCAATAGATCCCCAGGCATTAGCACAAGGTATGCAAGGAATGACAGGAGAACAGTAATATGGTAGACAGTATAGTAATTAATAAAGATGAACCTACAACAAGTGAAAAACCAGTAGAACAAACTGAAGTAATAGAAACTGAGGCTGCCACACCAGAGGCCGCTAAAATTCTAGGTAAATTTGATACTCAGGAAGATTTAGAAAAAGCCTATAAAGAGTTAGAGTCTAAAATAGGATCTCCAAAAGCAGAAACTAAAGCCGAACCTACATTAGATATTCCAGAAGGCACTGCTGAAGAAGTAGTTGAATCGGCTGGTTTAGATATGGAATCTTTACAATCAGAATTTGCAGAGAAAGGAGAGCTTACTCAAGATTCTATAGATAAACTTGAGGGTGTAGGAATTTCTAAAGATATTGTTAACCAATACATTCAAGGCCAACAGGCTGTAGCACAACAAATTGAATCTGAAGTTAAAGGCATTGCCGGTGGTAATGATGGTTATTCAGATATGATTACTTGGGCGAAAGAGAACCTAAGTGCAGATGAAGTCTCAGCTTATAACCGAGTGGTTAATGGTAGAGATTTAGATGCTACTAAAATGGCTGTTCAAGGATTGAAAGCTCGAATGGGTGGTAATGCTGAACCTAATTTAGTGAGAGGCAAAGCTGCTATCTCACAAACACAGTTTGATTCTGTAGCGCAGATAACTGCTGCTATGAAGGATCCAAGATATGCTAAAGATTCTGCATATCGAGAAGATGTTAAACAGAGGATCGCTAGATCTGAAGTTTACTAGTACTACATTCCATTTTTGGAAGTAGTGAAAACCAGACAATAAAATACAAGAATTAATCTTGACCTTCTGCGGAAGATAATCTTGCACAATACTTTTAAATAAAAGTCGGTTGATTAAAATTAACCTTTATCAAGGAGATAAAATTATGGCAGCAGGTGTACCAGCTAGTATTGGTCGTATTAATGCAGCAAATGCAGAGGATGCGCTTTTTCTAAAAGTGTTCGGATCCGAAGTGATTGCAGCTTACGAACAAGCTAGTGTAACAGAAGGCGCTGATATGGTGAGATCAATCTCATCTGGAAAATCAGCAACATTTCCGGTAATCGGAAGAACAGCAGCAGCATATCATGTGCCGGGCGCTGAGATAGTAGGAACAGACATTAACCACAACGAGAGAGTTATAACAATTAACGACCTCTTAGTGTCTAGTGCTTTTCTATCAAATTTTGAAGAAGCGAAAAATCATTATGATGTGAGATCTATTTACTCAACTGAGTTAGGTAGAGCTTTAGCTTTTCAAAAAGATAAACACATCTTACAAACTATAGGTCTTGCATCATTAGGTGGTGCTGGAGCAACTGGTTTAGACGCAGGTACAACTGTGACTAATACTGGGATTGCTTCTAGCACAGCAGCTACAGCAGCTAACGCTGTGATCCAAGCACTATTTGATGCAGCAAGTGCATTAGATTCTCACTATGTTCCTAAAGAAGGTCGTAAGGCTTTCATTAGATTAGAAGAGTATTACAAACTTGCTAATGCAACTAATGCAGTTAATGTAGATTTCACTCAAGGTAATGGTGGGATTGATTCAGGTAAAGTTATGAGAATAGCTGGAATTGAATTAGTACCAACACCTCACTTTGTGGATTCTAATGTCACAGCATTTCCAGCAAAAGGTTCTGCAACCCAAGGTGGTTCAGCTCCTCAAACAGTTAACTTATCAAACTATGTTTGTTTAGTTACTGGAACTGGCGCTGGTGCAAGTGTTGGAACTGTCAAATTGATGGATCTAGCAGTTGAGTCTGAGTATGACATTCGCAGACAAGGTACGTTGATGGTTGCTAAGTACGCAATGGGACACGGAATTGTGAGAAGTGAATCAGCTATAGGTATTAAAGAGGCTTAAAACTCTCTTACCCTAGAAGGCATCCACCAGTTACTCCGGTGGGTGTCTTCGTTTTAACTTAACCCAGAGAAATTATGCCAACACAAATTACCCTTACATCTGAATTACAAGCTATCAATACTATGTTATCTATTATTGGTGAGGCACCCGTTTCATCTATTACAGAAAACCTTGGAGCTGATATATCTATAGCAAAACAAATCTTAGATGAATCAGCAGTTGATATTCAATCTAAAGGATGGAACTTCAATACAGAAGAGGCCTACCCATTAGCATTAAATTCAGATTCTAAAGTACCAGTGCCAACGAATTGTGTCTGGTTAACTACCCGATCAGTAGAAAATCAAAATCGTGTTGTTATTAGAAATGGGTTTTTATACGATAAAGCAAATCGTACATTTATATTTAGTGCAGCTCAAACAGTTGACATGATCATACTTCTACCCTTTGAAGAATTACCTCAATTTGCTAGAAGATTTATAGTCACTACTGCCGGAAGAAGATTTCAAGCAAGATACCTTGGATCTAAAGAATTAGCTGGGTTCACTCAGCAAGATGAAATGGATGCACTGGCTACTTGTGAACAGTTAGATGCAGCTAATGAAAAACAAAATATACTATCTTCTGATATATCAAATAGAATCATATATCGTAATGGCACTAGAAGGTTCTATTAATGTCGGTAGTATCTTCATCTATACCTAATTTAATTAATGGGATTTCAGAACAAAATCCAACACAAAGAAATCTCAATCAAGCAGAGACTCAAATCAATGCTCAATCAAACATAGTAAAAGGTTTGCAAAAAAGGCCCCCTCTCGAATGGGTTAGTAATCTTTTATCCACTCAAATATTTTCCACAAATACAGCTATTCATTCCTATGTCAGAGATGACACTAACAAATTCTTTATTGCAGCCTACAATGGCGGTATAAAAGTTTTTGATTTAGCAGGTAATGTAAAAACTGTTTCTATAACTAATGGTTCTAGCTATCTAGCCACTACCAATCCTAAAGATCAATACAAGTTTATCTCAGTAGCAGATACAACTTTTATTCTTAATACATCTAAAAAACCTTTAATGTCTAGCACAACTTCTGCTGCTAAAATTAATGAGGCCTTGGTGTACGTTAAGCAATCTAATTATGGTAGAACCTATAGTATTACATTGACTCACCCTAGTATGAATAGTGGTAATCCACTCACCTCTACATTTGTTATGCCTAATGGTGATAACGTAGCAACTCAAGGCCACCTTAGAGATACTGCAACGATTGCGAGTGTATTAAGAACTGGATCAGGTCATTCTCCAGGTTCGGTTTCTGGAACAGCATTAACTGCTAGTGCTATTTCAAATTATTTTACAATCACTCAATACAATTCAGTAATACATATTAAACCTTCAGATAATAATGCTGCCTTTACAATCAGTACATCAGATGGTGCCGGTGATTCAGGGATGTATGTAATTAGAGATACTATAAATGATTTTACTGATCTGCCTTATTATGCACCAGCCGGAACTATAATAAAGATTACAGGTGATGAAGGTATTACGACTACCGATTATCATGTAGCTTTTGATGGAAATGGAACGTGGACTGAAACAGTTGGGCCTGGAGTTAAGACAACTATTGATCCAACAACTATGCCACATAAACTAGTTAGAAATGCGAGTAATAATACTTTTGCATTTTCTCAATGTGCTTGGGATACAAGAGTATGTGGAGATGATGATACAAATCCCGTACCATCTTTTATAGGTTATACACCTAACAATATTACTTTCTATAAAAATAGATTTGGAATCTTAGCAGATGAGAATATTATTTTTAGTGAGGCTGGGGGTTACTTTAACTTTTTTGCTCAAACAGTTGCAGCAAGTTTAGATACAGATTCAATAGATTTAGCCGCAACATCAACAGATGTAAGTGTTCTAAAACATGCTATACCCTTTAATGAAGAATTATTATTATTCAGTGATCTATCACAATTCAAAGTAGAAAGTGGTACCACTGGGTTAACTCCAAGTGATGCTGCAATTACTTTAACAACAAGATTTGAAAGTAAAACCAATGTCACTCCAGTAGGTGCTGGTAATTATTTATACTTCATGCAAGGCAGAGGAGATAAAGCAGCACTTAGAGAATACTATGTCCAACCAGATACAACAAATTACGATTCAGTTGATATTACTGCCGGGGTTCCTTCATTAATTAGTAGCTCATGTTACAAATTAATTAGTAACACTATTGAGAACACTCTTGTGGCCTTAACAGATGATGGTAGTGATTCTAATATAGCACCTCATACTGTTACTTCTAATGTTACTTCGACTCTTGGAAATAAAATGTATGTTTATAAATACTTCTGGGCCGGTAATGATAAAGTCCAGAGTGCTTGGAGTTACTGGGAGTTTCCAGGGATACAAATCATAAGTGCATTTTCAAATGAATCAAGTCTTTATATTGTTGCTAATGAACGAACTAAAGCTAACTTATATAAAATAGATCTTAGAAATCTAGAAGACACTAGTTTAAATATGAATGTTTATTTAGATCAAAGAGCTAAACTAAATGGTTCTTATTCTGCTGGTACTGGTCTTACAACCTTCACGACTCCTTATCCAGTTAATGCTGGATTACAATGTGTAGATGCTACAACTGGTTCAGATATCAGTATAGTGGCCACTGCAAGTTGTACTATTACAGTTA